TTGATAACGTGCTCACGGTAAATCACTATCCAATTCCTGAGTGCAACGAGGTCGGACAACGCTCTCGTCGTATTGGACTTGGCGTAATGGGTATGCATTACATGCTCATCAAGGCAGGCATCAAGTATGGATCAGAGAAGTGCCTTGAGTTCTTGGATCGTTTGTTTACTACGATCCGTGACGAGGCTTACAAGGCTTCAGTCTACCTCGCTCGGGATAAGAAGCCATTTCCTGCGTTTAATGCCAAGTTCTACCTTCAAGAAAACTTTGCTAAGACGCTGCCTGCTAGAATCCGTATGATGATTAAGGAGCACGGTATTCGTAATGCAGTTATGCTTACGGTGCCTCCAACTGGAACTATCTCAATGGTTCACGGTGTATCAAGCGGAATCGAGCCAATCTTCGCAGCTATGTATAAGCGTCGTTACCGTGTTGCTAATACTTGGGCAGAGGAAGTTGTTCTTGATCCATTGTTCAAGGAATACATTGAGAAGGGTAAGGATCTTAGCCTGTTCGTAGGAGCTTACGATGTAACTCCTGAGGAGCATATTAAGGTTCAAGCCACAATCCAGCGGTATATTGATAATGCTATCAGCAAGACGATAAATCTACCAGAGTCATCAAAGTGGGAAGATGTCGCACAGGTAGCTTTACAATATGCGCCTTATCTTAAGGGTCTAACTGTTTATCGTGCTGGATCTAAGGGAATGGAGCCTTTGCAAGCTATTCCTTTGACGGCTGAAAACATTGCGCAGTATGCAAAGCCAGCTACGGTTGCTGAGGCTGCATCTGCGGAAGTTTGCAGAATCGGTGATAATTCTTGCGGAAGCTGATATGACCGTATACATACGAAAACTTAACAAGGTAACTGGGGAGTTTGATACTTACTGTGATGGTGAGCTTCTAACTCCCAAGGAGCTTAAAGCTTACGAGAAAGAAAAAGAAGATAAAGCTAAGGACATTACCATGATTTGTAACAATTGTGGTAAGCATGGGTATTCTCTTGCAAAGAAAAATGGAGAGCCTAGAAAGAAGAAGTGCCCAGAGTGCGGTGAGCAGATGGAGCGTCACTTCAGTCTTCTTGTAAAGAAAGATGAATCTCAAATCAGAAGAGTAACTGAAAGATTCGTCCGTGATGGCATGGATAAAGATCAGGCTCATGCATTCTATAATACTTCCATTGAAGGAAGCAAAAAGAGAATCGAAGGTATTGGAGGAGCAGCACACTACAAAGCTGTGGTCCCAGATATCGACTACTTAGTTAAGACTGGTCAGATAACTAAAATGTCTGATTCTGATCAAGCTAAAGCTACAGCAGCTAGAAAAGAAGTAGTCACTAAACATGTAGGAAACAAGAAAAACTTTAAATCAGGTAGATCAAACAATTCACAATCATCAAAATGAGTTATTCATTCTCAGATAATATTCAGCGTGGTATAATTTACCTTCTTAAGCATGACAAGGATTTCTACTCACAGATTGTAGGGCTTGTAAAGCCTGAATACTTTGAGTTCCCATCCTATGCTTTCATCTTTGAGCGTGTAAAGTCCTATTACGATAAGTATAGGTCTGTGCCACCTGATGATATCCTTCTTGAGGATATCCGCAAGAACCTCCCTAAGGGTCAGGATTTTTCTGATTACGAGGAGGATCTTCTACAGATTAACAATATTGAACAATCGGTTATTGATAACCGTGAGTTCGTGCTGGATCTTGTAGAGGATTATGCTCGTAAGCAAGCTATTTCCCAGGCTATTAGGGATAGTGTGCTACTCCTCAAGGAGAATCGTATCTCTGAGATTGAGGAGAAGGTTCGTGCTGCAATGCTCGTTTGCCGAGAGGTTAACGTAGGACAGCTTTACTTTGATGATGTGGACAACCGATTCCACCGTCAATTTGATAACAAGGAAAAGAAGAAGTTCAAGACTGTATTCAACACTTTTAACGAGTTCCTTGATGGTGGTCTGAATGCTAAGGAGCTTGCTCTTGTAATTGCACCTCCCGGTGTCGGTAAGTCATTGTATCTTGTTAACCAAGGTGCAGCAGCTATTAAGGAGAATAAGAAGGTTCTCTATATTAGCTTGGAGATGTCTGAGGATAAGATCGCTCAACGCTTTGATGCAATTCTTACCCAAGTTCCTGCTCACAGGCTCAAAGAAGTTTCTACCTTCCCAACTGTAAAGGATAGGCTTGGAAAGGTGAAGGCTAAGTATGCGGATTCTCAGCTAATCATTAAGGAGTTTCCAGTCGGGCAACTGACTGTAAACCAAATCAGAGCCCTTCTTGTTCAGTTGAAGCTACATCACGACTTCGCACCTGATATCCTCATAGTGGACTACCTAGAGCTTTTGAGACCCAATAGGCAGATTGACGCTGAGTATCAAGCTCAGGAGAGAATTGCGCAAGAGCTTCGTGGTCTAGCCATGGAACATAATATCCTTGTATGGACTGCAACCCAGACCAATAGGCAGGGTAAAAAGGTAGCTACGATTACCGATGCAGAGCTTGGAGACTCCTACGGCAAGATCCGTCCTGCTGACTGGGCTATTTCTCTTAACCAGACCGAGGAGGAGTATGATAAGGGTCGCATGAGAGTTTATGTTGTAAAAGCTAGAGATGCCAAGCAGCATTATAAGATTCATGCGTCAGTTAATTATACTAACTTAACGATGGATGAGTTAAGTGAGGAAGAGATTAGAGCTTCAGAAGCCGAAGAAATGTCGTGAGTTCTCGGCTTCCCATACTATTATTGAATTATGAAGTTCTACCCTAAACAAAACTTAGACGAATTTGACGAGGATATTTACTTTACTTTAACTCAAGAATTGTCTCGGATCGACCGAGATGATATCGTAGGAGAGCTAAGTAAGCATCCATCAGTTTATTCTTACTACAACGGACTTATGATTATGCAGAAGTCCAAGGTGGATAAGGGTAATAATAATTTAATTCACTTCTACTCTACCGTAAGGAGAGATGAGGCGGATAGCAATAAATCTAAGGGTAGCAAGGCAACTGCTACATACTTAGACGATTTTGTTAATTCCAATAAAGAATACCTAGACTTTAAAAATAAAATCGAGCAAGATGAGAAGATCTACTTGCTTTTGAAAGCGATCTGCACTATGCTGGAGCACAAGAAAGACATGCTGATTCAGCTTAGTGCGAATCTCCGATCAGAAACAAAACTTTACAACCATTAAAAATAGAGAAAAATTATGAACCTAAATGAACTCAGTAAGAAGCACGAACAACTCATCAAGGGCTCTGCTGCTGGTGGCGGCGGATCCGCTACCTCCCTTGATAACTACCTCAAGGTAGAGCCAGGAAAGAACATCATTCGCATTCTCCCATGGAAGGATGATTCGAAGCAGTTCTTTGCCGAGGCTGTGATCCATCGTTACGAAGGTGATGATGGTAAAATCCAAAATTACTACTGCCGTAAGACTCAGAACGAGTCTTGCCCTGTGTGTGATTTCTACTTTGAGCTTTGGAAGATGCACAAGGAGCTTGGGCTTCCGCCTAAGACCAAGAGCAAGTATGGTGATCTTGCCACTAAGATCAAGGGAACTCCACGTTATTACATGAACGTAATCGACCGTAAGTTCCAAGAGGCAAATCCAGATAAGATTGAGAACGCTGTCAAGATCCTTTCAACGGGCCAAAAGGTCTTTAAGAAGGTGATGGACGGCATCTTCAACTCTGATTACATGGACGAGTCTGACCCAGACAATACGAATGTCCTCTCCCTTAAGAAGGGTAACGACTTCGTTCTTGAGTTGGGTAAGAGTGGTGAGTTCAACAACTACGATCAGAGCACTTTCCGTATCAAGAAGAGTGCTGCTGGATCGGATAGAGAAATTCGTGTTTGGATGGAAGCCATGCATGATATCCACGCTCAAATGAAGATCGGGGATTATGATGATGGTAAGGCTATCGTGGATTCACTTCGTCTCCAAGTGGGTGATGTCCGTGGGCCTCAGCGTCCAACGGATGATGACGACGATCTTGGAGAACAGAAGTTTAATAAGGAGATTAGAGTATGAAGAAGTTTTTGTTAGTAGGTTTGTTAGCCCTGATCCCCGTGACGCAGGGTTGTGAAGGTCTTAAGGATCTTAATCTGGCTACTCAGGATTGCTTGAAGAACCCTGAGGATATTAGTGGGCCAGATGTATTGCTAATTCCTGATTCTGAGGTTCCACCTGAGATTCTTGAAAGCGAGAAGTTTAAGGATAAGAAGTTTATCGTAGCACCAAAGGAGCTTTTGAAGGATGAATGTACAACTAAGGTTCCATTCGATCCATCATCAGAAACTTGGCTAGAAGCTATTGCAACTGCATTAGTTAGCATCGCTACGGTATTCTTTCCAAAGCTTGCACTTCTAGAGGCTATTCTTATTTTCTTGTCTCGTAGAAAGAGACAGCACTATGCAGACGCAGCTAAGGCTATCGTACCTTATGATGGTAATGTAGACGTTAAGACTGCTCTTTCCAGTATTGCTAAGGCACTAGGTATTCAGCATAGTTCACCTGAATCCAAGGATGCTTTCGAAAACAAGGACAAACAAGAACCACCTCAAGCTTGATGCTTGAGTGTCTGAAAACTTAAGTTTTCCCCCTACAATGATAAATCTTGTAGGGGGTTTTTTTATTTATAGCTATAATAGAAAATATGGAATCAGGCCAAAAACTTAAAATATTAGTTGTTAATCCCAATCAAGGTGGATGTGCGTATTATCGTAGTTTAATGCCATACCACAAGCTGCAAGAACTCTACCCAGATAGAGTTGATATTAGATTTGATGAGAATCCTTTAAAATTAAATTTAAAGACGGGTATTTTTGAATACCCCGGTGGTAATGAAGGAAAGCCTACTCCTGATATGGAATGGTCTGATATAGTTCTTATCAATAATATCAGTAATTTTGGAGGTCCATACACTGCTAGAGTACAAGAGATAGCTCACAAGGCTGGGAAATTTGTACACTTTGATACAGACGATTTATTAACTGAGTTATACGAAGAGCACCATCTAATTGATGTTTATAAAAACCAAGGGCTGAGTGAATTAACTAAGCATTTGTATCATAATTCACACTTGGTTACAGTTACTCAGGTTAAGTTTGCAGAGCGTATAAAGCCATTCTGCCGTGGTGTTTTAGCAGTAGTGAAGAATGCCGTTGACTACAATTTACCATGCTGGAATGCCCCTAGAACCTCTGCAAAAGCCGTTAGAGTTGGCTGGGCTGGAGGCATCCACCACAATCCAGATGTGAAGGTATTCTCGTCTGTTCCTCACTTAGTTAATCAAAAGGTAGGAAGGGAGAATGTGTTCTGGGATTTCTATGGTATGCCACCCCCACCAAAAGATGAGAAAGAAAAGAAGGATTGGCAAAATAATGTTTGGCATCATTATAAGGCTCAACTTCTGAATGGATTTAAAGGCCAGAAAAATTGGAATACTCACTATGCGGTCGGGCCTCATGAATATGGTATCTTTTATGCTAATATGGATATAGCCATAGCACCCTTGAAGATGAATGCTTTTAACGACAGCAAATCGGACATAAAGGTAGCAGAGGCGGGAAGATATAAAGTACCCATAATAGCGTCAAATGTGGGTTGCTATAGTGACACAATAAAGAATGGAGAGACTGGCTACTTGATAGATCCTGATGCACCTAAGAGCGAATGGGTGCGTCTATTATCAAAGGTAGTTAAGGATCATAAGCACAGAAGGGAGATGGGTGAGAATCTTCACGCTATAACTCAAGAGCTTTTTGATATCAATAAAGTTGTTAAGTATAGATTAGACATATACGAGAAGGCTATGCAGGCTATGAACTATAAGCCAGGGAATAAGTAATGAAATTAACCGTATCGGTTTTAGCTAAAAATGAGGAAAAGATCATTCCTTATTTTATACAGCATTATGCTGAAATTGCTGATGAAATTTTATTTATAGATAATCAATCTACTGACAATACAGCTTCGATTGTTAAAGATCTATGTTCAAAATTTAATATTAAAT